TGCTGATAGATCAACATCACCTGACGCATCGAAGTAGACGTATTTGTTTGCTCTGCCTGCAATAGTTTCTGATATAGGTGTCAATGAACCCTCAGCGGATGTTGCTAACATCACCGTTCTGTTTAAGAAAGACTCTCGAGCATCTTGTAAACCCATGATGTTCTTGTCAAGTGCTGACTCGTGGGTCTCAGCAGGGAAAGCGTCACCACTGATGTAATCTGTTTCTTGGGTAAGTGGGGTAGACCTAACAATTGTTACTCGCACTGCTGATGCTGGAGCGGTTACGAAAGTTACATCTCCACCCGATGCCCCACCTGCACCAGTTAATGTATAATGAGTGGTTAATGTTTGCAGTACATCATCAAGATATACAAGAATGTCCGCGTCTGCTAAGAACTTATAAGGGAAACTAAATACCGTAGTTGATCCGTTACCTGTATAATTTTTACGCGATGCTGTTGTACTAATTGTCATTTGTTATTTTCCCCCTTAACACAATTATCTAGGCTCATCTGGATTAATTGCTTTTTCTACATTATACATACCTGATGAGATCAGATAAGCGTGAATTTGTCTAGTCTTTTCAACAGATTGTTGAGCATTTTCCGTCTTGAGTAATAATCGCTTCATTAACTCAGGATCAGTCATTGCTTGTATCAATACGGTTCTAACTTTAGCCGTTGGTATCTTATTAAAGATTGTACGAGCTGCCCTAGAACCAGCTGATGCGATGATTAGTGGGTGAGCTTGAGAACCTGTTACTTGCCCAACTTTACCAGCAACACTAGCACCGAATATTCTCTCAGCGAGGTCAATCAGTGTATCACCAACACCCTCTGGTAATTCAACAGCAGTGCCTGGTTTCTTAGCGGTCATAATGTTATCAACAGCCTTGAATAACTCATCGATTTGATTAATATCACCACGTGTGAAGATACCACTGTTTTTAAGAACTTCAATAGGTGCTTTACGCCCAGTTACTGATGAATTATATAAAATGTGCTTCAGTTTATCTAACTGGATATGACCACTCTCGGTAGTAGCTTTACGAATCGCTGCATCGAATACTGATGTTTTAAGACCATGTTTAGATTCAGCACCACCCTTTTTAGCAATCTTGATAAGCGCCATCAGTTTTTTCTCTTGGTCAAGTGACGTTAGTGCCTTGTGAGCCATTTCAACAGGATCACCTTTAGCCAGCTTACCAAGAACTGTCTGAGACTCAATAACTCTAGTTGAGTTCTTAACAGATGCTTCAAGGTTCTTTCTTACAGACTCTGTAGTCACCGCTTTAACCAAATCGTCTTTAATCTCTGGGAATCTTGACAGTAGTGCCTCATTATCACGAATAAACTTAGATACTTGCTTGATGCCGACTTTACCTGTTTCAGGGTCAATCATATCTGCGGCAGCTAATCGAATAATTCTATCTTGAGCGTGCATCATTGTTTGGAATGATGTGTCATCTGTTAGACCACGGGTAAGCATAAATCTAGTAGCTTCTTCAAGCTCACCAAGTTGTAACTCAGATGCTTCTTTACCACCAGCAAGTGACTTTCTTAAAAGAATTTCAGGTGCTATATTATCACCATATCGACCAGTTGATAGTGCCTTACCCGCAAAACTGTTACTGAATGTTTCGTTTAATTCACGAGAGAACACTCGAGCTGTATCATAAGCATCACCAGCTACACCACTGAATGCAGTATCTAAGTCGTCTAGTACAGAATCAGCCAGTTCGTTAAAGATACGCGCTTGACCATATTTACCAGCCTTAGATGCTTCTCTACCACTTTCAAGTAATTCTGACCTAAGTTGCATCATTTCACCTGCGTTAGTGCCTGCGATAGTACCATCATCACTTACTTTAGTAACACGTTTGATAAAACTAGAAACGACCGATGGTAACTTCTCACCACGTACTTCAGGCAACATATCTGCCTTAATGTTTTTGAATCTAGCTACTAATGAATCAACACCAGATGTTGACGCTTTATCAACAGCATTCCATAACTCAGTTTCAGCGCTTCGTGCTTCTTTAAGAGCATCACCTAGTGCTTTTTTAGCCAGTGTGCTTATTTCAGCTCTAGCACCTGGTGTGTCCTGTGTGATTTTAATAACCGCTTCATACGCTTCTCTCTCAGCGGATTGAATACGGCCTGCCAACAATGTTCTAATGTATTGTGTTTTTAGTTGAGCAACTGCTTTTAGCGCATCGGGATCACCTGTGCGGAACAGAACCTCAGCCATAGTAGATAGTGACTTTAACCCCTCGTCTGCCATAGCTGCTGACTCAGTACCAAACTGTGCACTGTATTCTGATAATTTTCTCTCAAGTGCAGCTAGAGCAGGAGAACCTGTCTTCTGTGCCATTGTCTGTTTACCAACACCTTCCATACCTGATTCGGTAAGAAGTCTAACAATTAATTGTGGGTCTTCACCATGGTTTTCTAACACCTCTCTCAATAGTTTACCTGCTGCTGTCTCTTGAGCAGATGGACTAATAGCTGTTATTACCTTCTTGACTAAATTAACACTTGTGTTAGTAGTGCCAATAATAAGCCGTGTCGGGTTAAATAGACCACCAACTATCTCAGCGGTAACCCTAGTGCCTGTTTCACCTGGGGCATATTTCTCAGCACCACCTGCACCAACTGCAGCAGTAACTGCAGCAGATGTTTCAACAACGATACCTTTAGTAGTCGCTGATGTCTTGAACATTGAGTTTAGTAACCTACTAACAGCTGTCTTACCTGCTGTTTGATAACCCATCTTACCTGCTGCCGTTACAGCACCACCAACTCCGATACTACCACCGAATGATTCACCAGCGTAACCATAAGGTCTTAGCTCTTTCGGTAAATCTTCCACGCTTTCAACAGCAACACCTGTGTCAGCTAGAACTTCTCTCGCCTTACTACCAGCGTACCATGCGGTAGCACCACCTGCAATAGCACCTGCTAGTCTAGCACCTGGAATAGGAATTGGGGCAGCTAGAGCAGCACCTTTCATAGCACCTGGTACAACACCACCAAACTCAACAGCGCCACCTAACGCAGTTTTACCGAATGTTTCCGCTTTTTCACCCATTGTAGGTTCAGCACCTTCAAATTGAGCAAACTCGTCAGTAGGTGCAGTCTGTTCAGAAACACCACTTGCGCTTTGAAATATTGAGAAATCGTCAGCCATTACTGAACTCCCATCACCTGATCTAATGGTGGAGGTGTTACAGCAGACGCAGGCTCTGCGGGAGCAGGTGTAGTTTCAGCTTCTTGCTCAACAGGTGCGACAATGTTATTAAACATTAATTGACCCGTTGGTGAAATGAATGGTGCACCTGGAGGGAGTGCTTTAGCCTCGTCAACTGTCTTAACTCTAATAGGCACACCCAAGTGTTCTCTAAACATACGAATACCGTTTAATACGTTCATTGCGTGCTTTCTTTCTTCAGAAGATACTTGTTTACTTTGTGCTGTCTTAAACGCCTGATTTTCACGTTTCTCTAAAGACTCGTCTAAACCAATAAGGCGTTTTTCATAAGCTGTAGGGTTATCCCAGAATGATGATAAGATTGAAACTTCTTTCTCAATAGCTTCACGCTCACCTTCAGCGTATCTAGGATTGTTCTGTAGGATTTTAACCAAGTTCTTCTGTAACCCCTGAGCATATTGTTTATCGATAGTAAACTCACCACCACCTTCAACCATTCCACCGATTAGTGGTGTTTGACCCACTGTTGTTGCAATAGATGGAACAGCACCTGCAATGTTCTCCCTACGACCCCAGATTGTTCTGCTCTCGTCCACAGGGGCATCAGTAGATAAAGGCTCTTCAACATTAACATCATCACCTTGATCTGCTTCAGATTGTGGTATTTGAATACCTCTGCGGTCAAGAGCTTCTTGAACATGAGGTGGTAACGTATTTCTACGAGTTTCCCATAACTTAGTATCAGGGTTTTGGAACTGTATCGGCTGAGTGTATTCAGTAACAGCAGCCATGAAGTTCTGTTCCTGCTCTTGTGTTAATGTACCAGTTGCGAACCCTACAGCGTTATCGTTCATAATGCTAATAGAGCGTCCTTTCAAGCTAGTACCAAACGCACCACCTGATGCCTTCTCTTCAGCGACATGAACACCGTATATTTTCTGAATCTCTGCCTCAGTAGCAGGTCTACCAACAGCAGTTGAAAAAGCTTGTAACTTCTCAGACAATGTCATGGTACTGTTACCACTAGCAGGTGGTGCAATGTTCATAAGACGTAAGTTCTCTGCTTCTGATAGTGGGCGACCTAATAGTGTCTCCATCTCAGATCTCTTTTGAGTCAGTGTTTGCTCTTGCTTCTCAACTTTACGCTTACCAACAATAATCTGTGTTTTAAGTTGACGATGCGTATCTTGATTAAGAATAGATGCAACATTATCACCAGAAATTAGAGCATCTGCTGAGTCGAAGTCACCCGCACTAATATAAGCAGAAGCTGCTGAATTAATAGCAGCACTCTTCATTTGGTTACGGTATGCTGTTTCAGCTTCTTGAGGCAACGCTGATGCTAACTCATCAACAGACTTATCAATGTCTACGAAAATGTCATTTATATTAGCAGGAACATCACCAGCCATATCAGCGAATGTACGAGTCTGTTCACCCAGCTCATCTTTAATAACTTGGTATTGCGCAGTGACACTTAACTTATAAGCGTTTTGAGAATACTGAGTACCCGCTATCGTTAATTGTTCTTCTAGTCTTGCACGACTTTCTTCTGAACCTTTGTGATTAGAAACAGCATTAGCAATAGTTTCCTTGATGAAGGTGTTGTACTTACCAGGGGCTTCCGTTGAAGACATATCATCTTCTGATTGCATCCTAGTAGCTTCTTGTTGAGCTAATTGATTAAAATCCCTAATGCCTCGCACACGCTCAATAGTATCAGAACGATTCGCTCTACGAGTTTCAACATCTTTCATTTGGTTAGCGATTTCCATACCGTATTGACCAGCTTGTTGCAATGCACGACCTGTGGCTGCACCGAAGTCCTCTGCTGTGGCTTTAGGTGTGCTTGTTGTATATCTCTGAGTATATGGTTGAATTTTTGGCATGTCTATCCTTTCTTGTATGCGGAATATCCGCCTAATAATGTTGCACCTACTGTATAAGGTATCGCGCTACGTGCTGAACTTGCTTTACGTTTATACATATCCGATTGGGTCTCACCTGACCATCTAGCGTTAAGAGCGTCTAGTTCTGCCATCTCAGCAGACTCAGCTAGAACCAGTAATGGTGTACCTTCAGCGGTAACACCCGACTTGGCTCTACCTGCTCGCATCTTACCCATGACTTTCTTAGACTCACGCCTACGTCTAGCTTCTTCAGCCTTAGCTTCCATCTTAGCAAGATTGGCGTTATATTCAGCAGCCTGTGCTTGTGCCTGACCTGACTTGATTTGACCAATCGATGAGATTATCGTAGAACCTATTAGTGCGGCTGTCCAACTCATGCTCTCACCCTTGCATATAATATCTGATCGTCACCTAGTGGTGTGTACGCTTTCATATAACCCTCTGGTTCAAATCCTAACATTCTCATCCATCGATGACCCTGTTTGAAATTAATATCTACTGTTGCCTCTATTCTACGGTAATCTACCTGATTAAACAACTTCTTAATAATTCTATGTAGTTTTATAAAATACTTACCTGCTGTTTCAGATAACACCGCCCAAGCAACCGCTCTGTTAGTCCACTGTGGTGCTAGACCACATACGCAGATTATATCGTTATCTTGTTCAATGGTCCAAACAACACCCATCTCAGCAAGTGGTTCAATGTTTAAATCGTCCATGTGAGATAGAATGTCTAATTGACTATCCTGCACCTTGATGCTCTCAACATCACCTTTTCTCCAATCTCTAACGATCATAAGTATGCACCTGTGGCATCACCGCAACCAATGTACAAGGTAGCGGTAGTTGATGCTGTAGAGTTACTTGTGGTTGCACCTCATAACCTTCAGGCCACGGTAGAGGTTCAGTGTCACCAGTAAACAGCGGTACAGACTCATCCATCAAGTCACCTGAATCTCTCATATGGTATTCGTTCATATCTGTTGTATCAGCACCATAGAATAACCCTGGTCCTGTCTCGTGTAGTCTAACAACAGTGTTCGTAATTCTCATTGATTTACCTTGAGCAGTGCCGTCTCCACCACCTGCCTCAAGTGGCATTGTTTTCATTGTTGCGTTGTATGACAGACCAACATTTACAATAGATGCAGATTGGTTTAGAGTAATACTGCCTGACGATACTGTTTTATTAGGATGAACATAACCATCTGCTAAGATTGTAACAGACTCACCCTCTAAGTGACCTAGTCCGGTAATTACAGTAGCAGGTGTAGAGTTATAAGTTAAACCACAATCAACAAAGAACGCTGTGTCATCAGTTAAGTATTTCTCAATGTACTCGATATATTTAACAGCAGAGCCGTTGATAGTGCGCTCTACAACTAACCAAGTAGAATCTTGGTCTCCATCCCAGTGGGGGATAGAGGTTACTGATTTAACACTACCACCGACATCTTGCCTATGCCATGCAACAACATCTTCTGTGCGCTCATAGGTCATCCCTTTCAGTCCACCACAACTACAAGGAAACCATAATATCTGAGATGGTTCTTGTTGGTATGCTATGTCAACTACACCGTTAGTAGTGATATGTTCCGCTAATATTGTTAAGTTGGGGGCTACATAAGAATCAGCTTCAAAACTGTACACAAACTCTCTAATCTTCTTAGTAGAGCGTTGTATGAAAATAACAGCATTACCGATTTTCAAAGGTCTGATTGAAGCAGTACCGTATGTTGTCTGAGGTGTAATTTTCACATTAGTAGGTGTAATCGCTTCATCTAGTGAAGAGGCACTTACTATAAACTCACCACCTGATGTACCCACACCCATTACCTTACTAGGCATTAACCACTCAATCGTATTAATCTCTTGAGAGTTGATGGTGTAGTTTAGAGCATCATCATCGTTTGAACCATACTTGTGATTTTCATAATCGCCTGATGTCGAAGCCCATAATGTTTGAGGTCTGGAAGAACTGCCTGCGAACCATAATCTATCTTCGTAGAAGGATACTGTCTTAGGATAACCCTTACTGTCTGACCATGCTCCTTCAGACCATCTCTTAGAACCTGGTGATAATGCACTTTCAGGTAGTCTCTTAATAACGTCCACAGTTACAAGAGTATCACTTGTATACCCTGTTACCTTAACGTAGCCTGCACCATCGTGTAAGAAATCCCACGACACCGCACCATCACTCTCATTACCTTCAGTATGAATAGGTGGGCGAGTACCTGTTGTTGCAGCAGTTGTAGCTTTGTACAAATTACCATCGTAGTTTCTAATATCGTTTACTGATATTGCTTTAGCTGTCTCCCACTCATCGTATTTAGATTCTATTGTTTCAGCAATTCTATAGTGAGTACCGACATCGAAAACACTGAAAGTAGATGCCGATGCAGCTAATGCAACACCTGTACCAGTAGTGAAATTTGTCCAAAGTGTAGTAGTTGTGGTATTCTCATCATCGAACGCAGGCCAGTCGAATGTGACTTCAGTTAGTGTCCATGCAGTATGTCCTGTTCTTGCTAATTTATAAGGAGGGTGGTCTGGGTGTGTGATGTAAGTAACATCCGCAGACTGAGCGTACTGTAATGCTGATAACTCTGTATGAGCATAAGGGCTTACAATCTCATATGGACTTCCACCAGATACGATATTACCACCATCCTTGTAAAATCTAACGTACAGGTCACCAAACTCTAAAACGTATGCTTGTTCTGTAGAATATTCAAAAGGCATCAACCTAACTGTTTTAGTTGAGTCTTTAACTTCTTTTACAAATCGTGTACCTGGGCGTTTCTTAACAGGACCGTGTACTTGAGGTAAGAAGTTCTCTAACGTCTCACAACCACTGCTGTATTTATCAAGATCAGTACGTCCTTTTAACTGAGGTGATAGTTCACCAGCGTTAAATTGATTTTGTATTACAGACGCTTTAGGCACTCTTAGTACCTCACGTTAACCCAATCGTCCTCTTCAAGAACCATTGGTGGGTTTTCCTGAGCATCTGCTCTCTTAGCACGAGTTAGCCCATCGGTATATTCTTCCCAAAGGATATTACGTTTAGTATTACTTTGAGTTAAGGCTTCACACAACTCGTATGCTAATCTTGATGACACAGCATCAACAAATAAAGAGTCGAACTGCACAGGGTCTGTAATTCTAGCAATGTAGCGAATGTATAAAGTATCATCATCCGCTAGAATTTGATTACTTTCTACCTGATACTCACCAGCGCTCATATCACGAACTTCTAGTAGTCGCAAGAAGTCTGATGGAACAGGGTGTTGATAAGTAAAACCCCATGACGGGGCTGTAGCACTTGGTGCTGTAATTGTTCTTACTACTGCAAAATTCCACGGGTGATCGCGTAACACTTGGTCACGAACAATATCCCACGTTCTATTGCATAAATCTGAGGCTTTTGTACCGTCTGTTAGACTTGTGATTGCACCATGACCTAACTTGTCAAGTGCTCTATTACAAATATCTACTACTGATGACATCTACACACCTCTTAATATGGGAAGGGGGTATCTCACCCCCTTCGGTTAGCTTAGTCTACTGTGTAGTAAACCGCCGATTTGATAGTACCTGAGATAGCTGCACCACCAGTTGTGATTAACACATCTGTTTCAGCAGTATTCTCATAACCAAATCCACCAATAACACCATCTTCCGACATCAGGATTTTACCTGTTGCAGAAGTAGATGCTGATGCTGTGATGTAACGATCATCATCAGAAGCATCACCTACTTTCAAAGTAGACGAAGCACCTAATGCGTCATGGAAAATCACAACTTCATACACGGTAGCACCTTTAGGTAAGCGAGCAACAGTGATGTCACTACCTGACGCTAAAGATGAAGCTTCGTATGTATCAAACGCTACTCTCATACGACCATGTACTTGAGCAGATTTAACTTTTGTTGATGGAGTTGCGTCCATCGCTGTAATATTAGTACCTTTTACACTAGCCATGATAGCCTCCTATTATTCAGAACATAAGATTTCAACAACCTTACCTTCTTCAGTTCTTGTAGCACCGAATGTACCTTTAACGTACACTTGGTTTGAGTATGACTTGTCGGCACGTTCTGTAACTTTACCGTTAATGTCATTCCAAACACCACAATGAATACCTGACTTAGCCCAGGCGATAACTCTACGATCAGAAGAACCATCAACACCAAGTAGTTCTGTTTGAACAAACTTGAAGCCCATGAAAGTATCAACTTGACCTTGCACAAGTGCCTTAACAGTGTTGTAGTCAGCAGATGTAACTTGTGTAGTACCAAGCATATCGTCTAACTGCTTCGCAGTTACAGCAATGTATAAAGGATCGTTTTCTACGTCAACTTCGTTAGCAAGAAGAATCTTCTTAGCTTCACGTAGTTTAGGTACAGTAAGACCAGCAGACGATGCAGCAATCTGTTGTGATGCAGAAAATGCAGTGCTAGTAGTACCGTTCTCACCAGTCTTAGATGTACCAAGCGCAGCTGAAATAATATCAGTGTCCATAGCACGACCTAAAGCGTATGCACCGTTTTGAGCATAAGGACTAGTTGGGTCAATCAACATACGTAATTTATCTTGATCGTCAATTAAGTCAGCCCACTCGTAATCTGTCGGGAATACCCAACGTGCATCATGTGGTGTAGAGATTAATGGTGTGTCACTGTGGCGTGATGTACGCTTTTGTGCAGTAACAGAACCGATTTGTTCAACAGCTTTAGCGGCTTTACCCGTGTAGCTACCCATAGTTACGCACTCACGTAACTTACTTCCTCGTTGTTGCAACAATAAACCAACATTAGTTGAATATTGCTGCACAAACGCAGTATTTACTTCAAAACTCATAACAAGCTCCTAAAATTAAAAAATTCAGTCGACTTTATAGGTTAGCTTGTCCATCATAAGATAGGGCTTGAACTAATCAGGTCATTCCAAGTTGTCTCATTTACGAGGCTTAGCTGTTACCTTCTTAGGTTGCGAGTTCGACTTCCTCTCGCTTGTTTTCGATTTTAACACATACTTTTCTAACTCTGTGCAAGTTTTTGTGATAATTTCCGAATCCGTCAACGCAACCCTAGAGGCTTGTGGTATTACAGCCTCTACAATACGTAACCTAATTTCATTATCATCCATGAGCAGCTTCCATCAAACGCTTCATCTTATTAACCGCGTCTGGGTTACCACCCAGGTATTCACCCATGAATGATTTATCTAACTTCAATTCTGATAACTGTTGACGAGCTGTCGCAGGTGTAAGACCGAATGAGCCGTTAGAACTACCACGAGAACCATCTTCAAAAGAGTCCTCACCCATCTTAGAACCAAGATTAGCAAATAACTTCAACATCTCTGCTGTACCCATCTTACCTTCTAAGTCAGTTAATGATTGTTCATCGTAACCTAAAGCAGCAACCGCACGTTTACCCATGTCCATCTGAGCATCGTAGCCTTGACCCCACTCTTTCTGTAAGTCACCGATTGCTTTTTCAGATGCTTCTCTTTGACCCGTCTCGTGTGCTTCCATACGCGCAGTAGTCATCTCATTATATGAGTTGAATATTCCTTGTGCTTGAGCATCGGTCATACCCTGAGCGTGAGCTGTATCTCTGAACCAGTCGAAGAAGTCAGAATCACCACCATCAGCAATCTCTAAAGAATACTGATCTGCTGTTTCAGGTCTTCCTAGCTTATTAAAGAAACTACCTCTGTCTTCATCCGATGCGTCAACACCTGGCATTTCAATTAGGTTCTTAGCACCACCCTGAAACTTCTCTAAGTTCTGATAAGAACTCAATACGTCTTCAACACCACCCCATCCTTTGTTCTCTACATAGGCGTTAGTGTCTTCATCAAATCCAGCGTTCCATGCTGTTGCTTGTCCTTCTACAGCACCAGCGTCACCGCCAGTACCGTTATCACCACTAAGGGCGGCAGTACCTTCACTCATTTTCTTACTCCGTTGTTATAAATCATTCATTGATCGAGGTGTTATCCTCAATCAGGTTGTACACATCTTCTTCTGTTAAGTTCAAATACGCTTGAATCCTTAACCAGACTTCACGTCTGCCTTCAAGCAGATATGTAATTCTCTCATTGTTGACATCTGCTGTAGGTGTTGTCGCTCTACAGAACCGTCTTAAATCAGCTAATACCTTCTCACCCTCATGGTTCTTGAAAGTATTCTTATAAGCTCTCTGTCTATGTAATGTTAGTGGGTTTAAGTTCATTATTGAGTCAATAGTTGATTAGCTTGAGCGGCATCCTTCATAGCACCTGCCATAGGACCTGCTTGTTCTACCATCTGTTGCTGTTGTTCTTGTTGCTCACGTTGTTCTCTAATACCTTCAACATCTTCAGGACTACGTAATATAGGCATCGGAACACCTGATACTTCAGCAGTCATTCTAGCAAGTTTATCTCTATCAAACACATCTAACACTGTTGGGTCAATCTGAGCAAACGGTGCTAACAGCTCCATCGTTCTCTGAACACCCACAAGCTCTTCAGCTCTTTGCATACGTGACATAGGTGAGTCATAGATAATGTCATAGTCTCCACCTGCTTCTTCTAGTGCTGGTGGTAGAGGTGGTAACATCTGATGTGATTGTAGTAACTCTAACTCACGCTCAATCTGTGGACCTAGTGCTTCAGACTGCTGTCTACCCATAGTAGGTGTCAACAACATTCCTTTCTCTTGTGCTCTAATAAGAGCTTCAGTAGCAGTCATTCTAGGTGTATCGACTAAGATTTGGAATAGTGTTACAAGGAACGCATTATCAATACTTTGTCTACGTTGCTCCATCTTAGCTTCAGCAATATCAACTCTAGCATTAGTTTGTAGTGGTTGAATCATCTGACGACCATCACGACTAACACCACCCATGTTTAGACCACCCGGTGTCATGTTAATAGTCATAGCACCACCACCTAACATCCCATCATCGTGTAGTAATAGAGGCGGGTCAATCAATTTATGAGCTGCACGAATGTCTGTCTTAGCCATCTCGTTAAGCATCTTAATATCAGGTAGTGCTGTCATCGCAGGTGAACGACCGTAAACTTCATCTGGTGCAGTCACATAACGACTAATAGAATACGGGAATGAGCCGTAACCACCTTCAGGTGCTACTAGTTGTTTATCTTGAATTGAAATATAGTATGACGCATACGGCATACCTTTAGCATCCATACGACCTGGTTGGAAATCTTCTCTAGGTGCAACTACATGGACGAATGTAAACTCTTGATTCTGTTTAGGATTTTCTAGTGCTTTGATAATGCGCTCAGGCATCATCTTCTCACCCCATCGCTGAACTGCTTGACGTGCTGTAAACTTAAACTCACGATAAACAGTATCAATAATCCCCTGATGGTTCTCTAGGAAATAAGTATCTCTAAGATTAACACAGCGGTATCTCAGACCAACACCTGGCACGAAGTCAGTAAACAGACTACCTGTGCCAAACGCACCCATGCTTATCCATCTCTCAAAGTTCTGCGATGCGAAGTTAGCTTTAGGTGAGTATCGTGCTGAATGGAGAATGTTGTTGACTTCGTAGAAGTAAGCCTGAACATCATGGTCTTTGTTTAAAGATTCATCTGTGGTCTTTAAGTTGTGCCACTTCTGTTGTCTTGGAGTCAACATCGAGTCCATGACCGCAGCGAATCTATCTAGGGCAATCTGTGGGCGAGAGTCAAAGACCTTCTGTGTCTTCTTCTCACCTTGTACTTGACCACCGACAAATCCTGTTTGTCTGGGTAGTACCCTTTCAGCAATCTCTTCCCAGTGTTGTTCCCAAGTGCTTCTGTTACCTTTAACATTGTTAAAGTTATGTAATACTTGATCTAAATCTACCATCACTCATCCCTCAGTTCGTTAATTACCTTTTCCCAAACTTCTTCTTCGCTCATTTTCAACTCATCGTCTTTACGTTTAGAGCGAGAATCAATCTCGTTTGGTTCTATTATCTCAGCCAGTACGTATCTAAATACAGACTGTCCGCATCTCTCACCTTCCCACTGAAAGTGTAACATCGCAGGAGGCTCTTCGTACTGACCTAATGTCGTAGGGTCAAAGTCCGACTTAGTAACAGTCATACATCTTCTATCCAACCCACAAACCCAGCATCAATCATAGCACTCTTATCTGTCGTTACTTCTAATCCTACAACTTGACCTTCTGCTACAGGGAATGGCATTGTCAAACTCAATGTAGCAGATGAGTCTTGAATAGCAATTCCAGCGTGTGGGAATGTTATAGAGTCAGACGTAAAGTCATCACTATTAACACCAGTTGTTACTAATCTTACCATAGCAGACG